CAACAGGGACAAAATCGCTTTTCAATCCTAGTACGGTAACAGGTGAAGCAGGGTCTGTTTTATAATTGTGTGTGTTTGGTACTCTTAAAATACGCGCACCGTCAGACGTAACAGCAGGGTCAGCTTTAAAATTGTTACTAGCACATAATGTTTTTAATTGCTCTGCTACAGGTAACCACTTGTCATATGGGACATCTTCGGTAAGAAACCAATACACATGTATACCACGACCTGAGTCAACTAAACGAGGAGTAGGTAGTTTGTATTTCCTACAAAATGTTTGTAGCTGTTTGACTGCATGTTCTTTAGACGTAAACTCTTTACCTTCGCCACAATCTAAATCTAAAAAGAATGAGCGTAGGTTTTTTATATTGTCTACTTTACGTGACCCTTTTTCTTCAAACGTAGCCAAAGCAAAATATACGTCATAACCCTGCTTGTTCGATTCATCTGCTTGAACGCATAAGTCGTTAACGGATTCGAAAAAGTATTGTTTTAATTTATTTTCTGAAGGTTTTGCGCTAAATAAGCAATAGTAGCCCTCACTACTAAGTACTGTATCTAAGAATTTATTTCTCATAGTCTCTCTTTCTATGTAAGTAAGTAACTCCTTACACGACCCCCGATAAGGGGATCGTATTTATTATTAAATCTAACTGAAACTTCAGTAAGTGTTAGTCGTCCCAATCATCAATTATTGAGGATAAGTCTTCTTTAACTTTTGGAGGAGCAGCTTTCTTTTTAGCGACCTTCTTAGGTTCTTCAATCGCGGTTTCCTCTTTGGACTCAAACAAAGGTTTTTGTTTAGGTCTTTCCTCTTTAGTAACTTCTTGAGTTTCTTTAACACCGTCCGTTTGTGCAACGGTTAGAGTTATTGCTTTAACCGTATCAGGATTATCTTTAATTTCAAGAACTTTTTTAAGTTCGTCTTCTTCTAAAGGTCTTACCGCTTTAAAAAATAGCTTAGGTGTACTACTGTTTTCATCGAAACGAATATTAGTAACGATAGATAATGCGGCAGTACTATGGGCATTTAAGAACTTCGCGTAGGATTGCATAGGCATGTTGCCATCTTTACCGTCACCAAAGATAGAAGTAGCAGGTAACTGTAGTTGATACACTTTATCTAAGTCACCCTCTAAAACAACAGCGAGACGTTGTGCAAATCTACATGCTCTACTTTCACCCTGTCCAGATCCTTTAATATTCTGGGGGCAATCCATACAACGTGATGCTTGTTTACCTTCACTTACTTCTGGTGCAGGGGTAGTAGTATTATGTGACCAACACTTAGGTGGAGCAGGATTACTAGGGTCATACACACCAGAATAATATGTACGTGATATCGGTGCGGCGTTGACAATGATAACATTCAAATTGTCTTCTTTACTGACGTTAACTTGTTCTCCATTGATAAACTGTCTAAATTTACCGCCGTTCAAACTAATACGTCGTCTTGTTTCTGTTGAAGCACCACTTAGTAAATTAGCATTTACATCTTCTAATGATTTCGCTAAATCACTACTTAAAGGTTTTTGGTTTTCAAATAATGTTAAATCTGACATTTTGTGTTTCCTCTATATGTCTTTGTCTAGTTCACTAATTACATCAGTGAATGAGTCTGAATTAAAATCAAGCTGTGTTTGTAAATCAACTCCAGTTGATTCGTTTTCGGTTGCAGTTTCTTTTGCATCAGTCAAAGAGTTTATTACTGCTTCTAAATCGAAGCGGCGACATGTTCCGACTGATATATAAGTATGTTTAGGTATAATACCTTTTTTTATCCATCCTCTTAACGTAGATGTGTGGACAGATAAGTTTTTAGATAAGTCTTCTAAATTAACAAGGGGGTAGGTCATTTCTTTTTCCTAACTGAAATTATATATTCTGAATTCACATTTAGTCCTTGCGGTGCGATTTCAGGGTTCTCTTCTAAAAATGTTTTTACTATAGTTTGGTTAAGACGTTTTTCCATAAACTCAGGGACTTCATTCTCAAGAATGAATTTGTGCATGGCTTCCCAATCACTTGTCCAGTAACGTCTTTTTACTGATCTATAAAACATCCCTTCGGATGTCTTCACGCTATCTACTCCGTGTTCTTCGCAGTAGTCAAGTAAAGCATGTTTTACCTTATCGATTTGCTCGTTAAGGTCATCTAGTTTTTTATTGTATTCGGAAGTTACTTTAGATTTTTCTTCGCGAATTTTTACATATACGCGAGTTAGCTTTTGTGCTAACCCCTCATTTACTTCAGCCATTTTATCTCTCCTTTGTGCTGTTAGTAATGTTAATATACTATCATATAGTAACTTAGTCAAGTATTTCTTTATATAGGTCTATCATACGTGTGTGTACGTCTATTCTGCTATCTAGCAACGAGTATATCCGCTTCTCAGCGGGAGAACCTTGCAACTGAACCACAGTACACTTATGATCTTGTCCTGATCTATGGACACGAGCGTTAGCTTGTGCATATGTTTCTAAGGAACTTGTCGGTCCCCACCAAACTACTGTATTTGCCGCCGTTAAAGTAACACCGTGTGCCGCCGCTTGCGGTTGTATAACAAGAACTCTAGGTTCGTCTGTTGTCTGGAATCGTTTAAATATATCTGTACGTTTTGATGCTGATACATCACCCCTAATAATCTCTGTTTTGATACCATCTTTTCTTAACTTATCTGTGATAATGTCGATAGTGTGTTTAAATGGCACAAATACTAAAACTTTTTTTGAACTCTCATCGATGGCTTCACGTAGTACTTTGTATCTGTTTGATATATCAAACTCTAAACTCTCACCGTTATCGGTGTACACAGCACCAGAAGATATCTGCAATAGTTTATTCATATTTATTGCCGCGTTTACAGAAGTTACTTCTTCGCCAGAGGCTTCCATAATCATGTTTTTCTTTAGGAGTTTGTAATATTTATCTTGTTGTCTAGTAAGTTTTATTTCTCTTTTCAAATAAACCATGTCTGGTAAATCAAGACACTCTTCCTTGGTGAACCGTATAGCAGGTTGTAGTGCATTGTAAACTGTTTCGGTTGAACTAGGTTTTGGTATCCATTTAAACTGAGTAATCTTGTGCATTACGCAGTCTCTCCAAGACCCAAAAAACCTTGGTACATTATTTGGGTTTACTAGTTTAGCTAATCCGTAAGCATCTAGCGGAGACTGAGCCGCAGGAGTTCCTGTCATTAGCCATAACCAAGTATCTTCATTCACAAGTTTCTTTAAAGTTTTCCATCGTTTAGTTTGGGCGTTTTTATAATGAGTTGCCTCGTCTATGATTATACAGTCAAAGCCGCCTTTACTTATCTCATCGAACACGGTTTCCACCCCATCATAATTTATTATTACGTATTCCGCGCCCTGATTAATAATCTTCTTACGTTTTTCTTTTTGTCCATAAGCTACGTCCACAGTACGGTGCATAGCAAACGAGAATAGATCCTCTCTCCATGCCGAATCCATAATCGATAAAGGACAGATAACTAGCACACGGCTAATCTCTCCCTTGGAAAGTAGAAAGTCAGAAGCCCATATAGCTGAAGCTGTTTTACCTGTGCCTTGTTCGTTAAAACAAAATGCTCTCTTGTGCATAGTTAAAAACGCACTTGTTACTTTCTGGTGGTCAAAAGGTTTATACTGACCTGTCCACGAGTATTGTCCTTCGATAGGCGATGGTACTTTAATATTAAGTTCTTTAAGTGTGTGAACTTCATCGATACCCCAGTTAACAATAACTTCGTTATCAGAAATTTTTTTGCATTTGTTTAGTGTAGCCGCTACCTTCTCAGGATTGCGTAGTCGCAACAATAAAGATTTGTTGTCTAGGATTTCCACATTGTTCTCCGATATATTACTTAGGCTTTTCTAACTCTTTTCTTAGTTTTCTTCTTGGCGGCGACTCTCTTCTTAGGGGGCTTACTCATTGCCCCACCAGCCGCGCGGTTTTTCTTTCGGCTTTGTACTTTCACACCGTCTGAGTTTTTACCGCCCCTAGATAGAGGTTTGTTATGTGCGATATCTTTACCTTCGCGTTTGTCAGCTACTCCATTCTTGTTAGCGTCTTTACCGTTCTTGTCCATTTTTCTTCTGGCACGTTGCCGCTCTGAACGAGCTTTTTTCTCATCCCTAGCTTTCTGTTGTTGGTACTCTTTTTTATATGGTCTTGGTTTATTTTTATATGGCATTAATAATCTCCATTATGAGGGCAAGAAGTTACAGGACAATGTCTTTTACATAACCCACTAGGTTTGGGATTCCATACATTGGCCTCACTAGCGGTTTTCATTAACTCGTATTTACCCAACCACTTCTTCCATAGTTTAGTTTTATCAAACTCAGTATAACTATCTTTTATCAAGTCTTTACTTACGACAAATAATAACCCACCACGTATTGTTTTTACTTGAGGGTAATGTGCGAAAACAGTTAAAGCCATTAACTCTAGTTGACCTTTGTCCGCATATTTTGAGTTCTTACCTGTCTTGTAATCAATCACCCAAGCTAGGTCACCGTCTAATATAATTAGATCTGCTATACCTCGAAACCACACATCCTTAGAAAAGAAACTACAAGGTTCTAGGTTTTCGGTAAGACCCATCTTTTGCTCAGGTATCTTATTACCTTTTTTAGCTTTTAATGATTCTAACATATCTACAGCAAAAGTAAATCTATCTTCTAAAGGTTTGCCATCTCGAACGTATTCCTCTGCCGCAGTGTGGAACTCTGTGCCGTATCTGGTTGCCGCAGTTTCAACGAATGGAAATTCTTTTAGTATCTTCTCATGATAGAATTGTTTGGGGCATTGTTCGAATGCTTTTATCTTACTAAAAGACCAAGGAGCTACACTCATTGCATCGTCCCAAAATCTTCATAGTCCAAGTCATCTAATATTTCTAACTCTTTTAATTGTTCTGATAAGTACTCTATCCCACAAGAAAAACCGTCAGAATATCCTTGAGTAAATACTTTGAAGAATATTTCGTTGTTATCATCTATACACTTTAACTCTTCTTCTGTACCAAAATCGGCTATGACAAGACGTAATTTATTCCATCTTTCCCTATGTATTTTGTCCATCCCATTAAGTTCTGTAACATTTTTATGTAAGTCTTTTTTATTCATTCGCATTCTCCATAATTTTATACACTTTTTTCGTACCTTCTCTTGTCATGTGCTGATACCGAAGCCAAAATAGATGTAAAATCTATTGGTACATTTTGGTTATGCTCAGGGGAAAACCTATGTATATATATGCTCTCCAAGGCATTTAGTTCTTCTGGTTTGCACAGGATAAAGTTATAAGCATCAAAGTCCTTAACCCCCTCTGATCTATGTGATCGTACTCTTTGTATTACGTTAACGGATTGTCCCACGTACACTATCTTGTGTTTTTTTATAAGAAAGTACACTCCAGCATGTATGTGGGTTTTCCGTTTGTACGCCTCATGGACTATAGCCCTCTCATCGTACATAACTGTGTTACATAGCTTGGCAGTAGCTTCGTGCATTTTAAACTGCATATTCAGTCCTTGTACTATCATATCCATTTTGTATATGAGGTCTTCCACTTCTTTTCTTAATGGTTCTACTTTTCTGTACCTATCTCTATAATCCCTAAATCCCGCTAGTGCCTTCTCAAATTCTTCATTATCAAATTCATTTCTCATTCACATTCTCCATAATTTTTACCTGTACCGCTTTCACAATCTAACGGTAATCCTTTAGCCCAGTGAGGTGTCTGTCGCATACAAGCTTCCATATATCTCTGGGCTTCTTCTACTTCTTCTTCTTTAACACAAGCAACAATGGAATCGTGTACTGTTAAACCTATGGTATATTTCTTACGTATTTGTAACATTTGTTCTGCTATTATACAACGAGCCAATGCCTGACACAAGTTTTCAACAACCTTACCGCCGTATATTTTAATATACCCCATACGAGTTTTGTACATGTACTCCGCTCCTTTATCAGTGGGTTGCGCTTTTAAATTGTCGTACCTCAACAATAAATTAGAGGGTAAAAGAATAGCTTTATCTTTTGGTATTACTTGAACTACTCCCCCCAAATGGGTTGCTATATTATAAGTATCGCCGTTAACCATATAACGTAGCATGTTCTGGCAATCTCTCCATAACTGATTTATCTTCCAATTTGTTTCGCGGTATATATTAATAACTCTCCTAGCTTCATCTATATCCATATCGAAACCGTAATTCTTTAACTGAGCTTGGAATTTTATAGACCCCATACCGTACCCTGCACCAAGAATAGTGGTCTTACCAACAAACCTTTGTTCTTTAGTGACGTCCTCCTCAGATACACTATATATAACGGAAGCCATCTTCTTATATACATCTTCCCCTTTGGCAAACGAGTTTGTCAGATCGTCCTGTCCTGCGAACCAAGATAGAACTCTAGCTTCAATTTGAGAACTATCGGCATCTATTAACTTGTATCCCTCTGGTGCTAGTATACTACTCTTTAATTTCTTGGCGTTCGGTCCTCTACTGGGTAGGTTCTGTATGTTTATTTTGTCGTCGCCGCCCCACCGTCCTGTGTGTGCCGCATAATAACGTACAGGTATAGGTAGCTTCCCTCGACTGCCAATGTCTATAAACCAAAAATACAATATATAAAAAGAGAAAGGGGTTAAAGCTCTTACGTGAAGGGTTATTTTTTTTCATCCCTCTTGACAAAAAAATAAACCCAAAAA